ATAATATAAATAAATTTAAATTAATAAATTATGAATTATTATTTAATTTTACAATACATAAAAATCAATTATTTTTATTATGTAATAAAAAATATATTTTAAAAGAAAATATTTATATAAAAATTCTTTTTACAATAAATAAAAATACTAATCATTTCATAATGGGAAGTAATATTGAGCAATTAATTTTAAATAAATATAATGATAAAAATAAAAAAACATTACTTATATCCAATACATTAAGTTCTATTATAAATCATGATAAATATATAAAATATAAAAATAGTGATATTATATTATATCAATATAAATCATATAATTTAAATAAAATAAAAGAAAATTTAAACATATATAAATCTTTAGTTAACATAAATAATTTTTATTCATCACATGATATAGATATTTATAAAAATTTTCTTATTAATTTAAAAAATAATAATGAAAATAACAGTATATTCATACCAAAACACAAATATAATTTAATAAATTGTCATTTCGGATATAAATATGGAATAGAAATAACAGCAAGCTATAGAATAAATACAGAACTACCAAATATAATATCCACTATAGCTATGGCTCTTAAAAATATTGCTAAAGATGGAACTCTCTTATTATTCTGGACAATAGTAAATATTAATATTCCAGTAATAAAAAAAATATTAAGTATTATAGCATATGGATTTAAATCTGTATTGATAATTGATAATGATATAAATCAAAATTTATTAATAGGTGTTCCAGAGTATTATATAAAGTGTTCTGGATATAAAGATAATATAAGTAATGAATTAATTAATAAACTTTTAGATATAGCTATTGAAACTGTAGATTATAATTATAATATATGCGATATACTAGATTACTATGAAGACTATACAGAAAAACACCCTAATCACTCTTTATTCTATAATAAAATTGAAGAAAAGACAAAAAATAGAAATAAAACATTAAAATCCTATTCTAGATCATCCACCAGCAAATCATCCACCCGCAAATCATTAACCCGCAAATCATCCACCCATAAACCTATAACTCCCATTTACTATATTGAAGACATTAATATACCTGAGCTAGATGAAATAATGAAAGATAAACATTTACAATTCAAAGTATCAGTCCTCTCTAACAAATTAGAAGGAATATTTATAGGTTATTTCGAAATGGTTAATAATCTTATAATGAATGCCATTGCCAAAGATAAAAATGGTAATATGTATGTCAAACCAGAATTCATACTACAGAAAGATATTACCAATTTAACCAAACTAATCGCTATGTTTGAACATAATAAACTGCCTTATAATAAACATGCTCTCAAAGTTTTATTAAAAAAGAAAGATGAGGTTCTGGATCACTTCTATTCTTTAGATACACCAGTTAATCAAAAACTAATAAAGTATAATGATAGAACAACGAAAATATTAAATAAGAGTGCTATATCTAATTTCAAATCATCAAAATCTCTCCATAAAACATATGAATATGATATTCTTCTAGAATATTACTCTAGAATCAAAATTGCAAATCAAGTTAAAAATAAATTATTAGAAGATGTAGATTTTGACAATGTGAATAATAAATATATGAAAAATACACCTAAAAGCGTTTCACATACTATAGATGAATTTTCCAAAGGATTGAGTGAATATTTAAATGTAAAACACACCAATTTACCAGTTAAAATTAATAATTCTTTCCTAAAGCTATGGGAAATATTAACAACCTTTAATCTTATATCACGCAAGGCGGAATCATTCAAAGTCCTCCATCTTTGTGAGGCGCCGGGTCAAATGATACTGTGTGCCAAATATTGGGCATCGCTAAATTGTCCTAAACTAGATATGGAAAATAATTATGAATGGCTTGCCAATTCATTGAATCCCTATAATTATGAAGCTAGAACTAAATATATTAAAACATTTGGTAATGTATTTTCCGACAATTATGGTTTAATTAAGGACAATTATGATAAATGGTTATGGGGTGAAGATAATACTGGTGATATAACCAATGTAAATAATATTAAATCTATTATGAATGATATTAAGAGGAAGAATACAAATGAGAACACGAATGTCACTAAGATAGATTTAATAATTAGTGATGGTAGTTTATCAATAGAAACCAATAGCCTATATATACAAAAACTAGATTTAGCACAATTAATTAGTGTTATAGCCTGTAGTAGCATAGGTGGGGCTTGCTGTGTTAAACATTTTATCCCTTATCGGAATCTAGACACATTAGAAGGACATACTCCTATTCATAAAGAAGATACTAATAATACTGAATCTAGTAGTGGTTTTTTCATAAATTTCCTATATATGTATTATATTGCTTTCGATTCCATTAGTTTATATAAACCCAATACTAGCAATCCTAATAATGGAGAATTCTATGTCATTGGTAAAGGTTTTAAGGGCGTTACAGAATTACAATTGAAAAACCTATTTAAAATATTAGAGAATTTTACATTAAATTCTAATATAATTGAAAAAAGCAAAATCCCAGAAACATTTATAATGCAGATTAATAATTTTCTAGAAAGTATGAGTTCTATAAATACACTAGCTATTGAAAAGCAGAATTTATTATTGACTTGTTATAAGAATCTAGGAGAAGATGATACCGAAGGTAAATATTCAGAAACCAATAAAATATTAAAATGTGAAAACTTTCTAGATGAAAAGAAATTAGACAATATGATAATTCCTAAATACAATGAATGGGTGAAAATATTTGAATTTGAATGAATTGAATGAACGGGAACACTTATTTTTTATAATTTGCTTTTATAATTTTCTTTTATAATTTCTACTAATTTATCAGTATTTATATACAATTCATTTATATATGCATTATTATATTTGCCGTTATATTGTCTATAATCTTTTCCGTAGTCAATAGGCATTTCTATCCAATTTTTACAACACAATATGGATAGATTATGATATTCAGCTTTATAATAATATAATTCCGAATTTTCAATATTATAGTAAGGGTTTAATTCATTATCACTAACATTTCCCCGCGAGGAATACCTATTACCATATGTAGAATACCTATTACCGCAATCTTCACCATATGCCTTCTTGCCACTTAAATGTTCTTCACATACTGGATCACAATACCAGTGTTTAGAATAAGTTAATTCTATAATAGTAGCATTATTAGGTAATAAAAATAGGTGTGTTAAATCATGCCAATAAGGAGATATTAGTATTTGCTTATCTTTTACAAAATTGGCAATGTCTTCAATACTCTTATGTGCTATATCATAGGCTTCAAAATGATTACCTAAAGATATTGACATCAGCTTATCTTTAATATGGAGATGTGCTTGTTTTTTATCTGGAACATCTTTTTCCTTATCCTTGTCCTTAATATCCTTGTGCTTAATATCCTTATCCTTAATATCATAAACATATTTACCATTTGACCTATAAAGAAAACCTATTTTAGATGTTCCAGAACTATGATTATGATTATAATTATATATACCTAATGATTTTTTAGCAATCTGTATTAATGATTTTAAATAGGGATTCTGGCCTGGCATATTTGCAATCCATATATTCTTCTTCATAAGATTTTCAAAATTAAAAACCCTACTATTATTTTCAAGAGTTATAATTTTATAAGAATACTTCTTATATTCTAGACTATTTGTATTAAATGATTTAATAAATACATTTCTATACAATACTCTTAACATATTAAACCTCAATCTATTGGGCTCATTATTTGTAAAGTGTTTCAATACAATTATAATATCATTCTTATCATTTAGTTTATGTTGTCCTGGAAAGTAGGATTCGGTGTATAGCCAGATATTAAATATTTCCTTAATAAAAATATCTAAATAATTATCACTAGGGATATATTCACTAATTATAATTTGTTTTTCATTCTTTTTCAAATATATAGGATTTATATATAATGTATTACATTCATGATTAATCTTATTAATATTCTTTTTAACAATACTAATCTTCAATTCATAAGGGCATTTAAGATGTGGAGCTATTTGGGATGGTATTTGTAATTGTATTTGTAGTTGTGGAGTTTTATGATATTGTTTATGTAATTGCTGTAATTTCTGTAATTCCTTTTTTATATCTAGAGTATCATTTTTAATTATATTTGTAAATGATTTCTTAAACATGAAATAATCTATTTGTGATTTATGAAAGGCAATTTCACCCATAGCTCTTCGCTCTTCAAAACTCATCCCTAATATACTCTTTATACCATTGTAAAAATCCATTAATGTACTTTCATAAGTCTTATATGTATTATTTTTGGCAAAATATTTAGACCATTCATAAGGAACTATATCCTGTAACTCCGGACCCTCTTCCGCCTTAATTAAAATACTGCAAGTATTATCTAGCAATTCATTCATAGGTGGTGCATTTAGTGTTAATATTAGCGATTTTGCCTGTCTAGCTTCATCTATATTTTGCCCCCATTCCTCAATTATACTCGGGCACAAATTAATATCGGCAATATTCTGGAGAAATTTAATGACTTTACTATCTAATTCAGTCCGGCAGAAAAATATGGAACTGCTATTTTCGAATTTGGGTATAGGTAATCCTCGGGGCCATATTTTCAATATATATTCTGGCAATGATACCGAATGAGACATATTAGGATTAAAATTTCGCCAGTAGCTAAATAGATTCTCATTGCCCAATGATTTATTGTAGGCTGTAATTATTAATGGGGCCTTTATCTTTTTATTAATCCAGGTGTCAATTATTAGTTTCGTTCCTTTTAATGGGCTAGACCCGGCAATATGCAGAAACAAGTTAGGAATTTTATGGTTATCTGACATATTTTGAAATTCAATGGCAGTTTCATTACCAAAACCCACATATTTAGCATTGTCAAAACCTAAATTTTTAAGTTGTGATAGGGCGTATCGCGATTTACATAGAGGGGCTACTGTTTTATCGTGTAAATTTAGTAAATCCCAGTCATTAATATTTTCTTGATTGATGAATATATATGATTTATTTGCTGGGAAAATGCTTTTAGAATTAAGGGCAAATGTATGTTCGATAAATATTTGTATATTTACATTGGTAGATATGGTTTTATTTTTATTATTTTTTAAATCTAACATTTCAAAATATACTATTTCCACTACACCCCCTATACTTTCCAATACTTTTTTTAGTGTAATCATATCATTATAGGGTCGACCACTATCAGTATTCAATATTATTCTAGATGTGAAATAGATTTTATTAGGCTCATTCATATGTATAGATTTGAAATCAGTACTAGCTCTAGAATGACGGATTGCTTTATTATGTTTATATACTTCTGTATCTTTGGCTTTATCTTTATCTTTCTCTTTCCCTTCGCGTTCGTCTTTCCTTTTGCTTTTGCCTGATTCGGCATCATCCGTATCCTTATCCGAATCTGAATCCGAATCGACATCTTTAATAGTTATTAGAAAAACTTCTTTAGTATCCCATTTATATAATATTTCACCATTATATTTATTTAATGGATAATGCTTAATAGATAGAGAACTGAATTCTCCAGGTTTTATATCTCTGCGGTAGGATGCATCATTTTGCCTTCCTGGTTGATCACCTTTATAACAATTACATATTAGTATATATTTGAATTTTTTAGATGCGATTATATAATCCATAAATGAAATAATATTTGCCGTAGGCCAATGTTGTATAACATCTTTAATAATACATAGATCTGCCGGCTCTATATTATGTCTATCATGTATTGAGGAAAAATCGGAATGGATAAATCTATATGCTCCGCCATAATCTTTAAATCTATCAATATTGTGGTCAATCACTTTTTTATAAGCATCATAACCTAAATAATTTACATTCAAATCATTATATATTAGTAATCCTATTCTAAAATCACCGCAACCTAGATCATCGACGCTTTTAATTTTATATTTTTTAATAAAGTTCCTTAGAAAAGGTACGTATGTTTTACTATTATATCTAATATCGGAACCTACACCACTGGAACCCTGATATGTAGGATCATTATTATCACCCCAAACATGTGTTTCATAGACTCTGGTAAATGCTTCTATATATTCTGTTAATTTTGCCTCATGTTCTTCAGATGATTGTCTAGATACATGTAGTTCATTACTTTTTATTTTTGTATATTTTTTATGTAATGATGATGATTTTTGTCGTTTACAATTTGATGGATTATCTGGTGATGTTTTATTACATAGAGACATAAGTCATATATTCCGTATTATGTATTATATATTACATATATTATATATATTATATATTTATTTTACTAAAGGAAATTATAATATATAGATATATAATATATATGTAATATATATGTAATATATAAGCAGTAAAAATATAAATATAAATATAAATATAAATGCAAGCTCAAGAAAAAACAAGAGAGAAATGTGATATTCAAAAATTAATTAGTAATTTTAATGATATTGATACAAATTCTGAGAAATTATCAGACCAATATACAGTTGCATGGAAATATTATGAAAATTATGTAAATCAAAATTGTAATAATAATTTAATCATTAGATCTGGATTATTTGATGAAGCTAATATAAAATTTCTTATTAATAATAATGTTGATATAAATAAATTTTTTTCTTGTGCCATGGTTAAATCTGGTTTTATTGACACAAAAAATATTTATAATATTTTAAGTAAATTAAACATAAATATTACAGCTATATATCTAAATTATATTAATTTAGGTAATATATTATTTTATATAAATAATGTTGTAGTAGAAAATTCATTATATAGTAAAGTTAAAGAAATACATTTAAAAAATACAAACTTAAAACAACCATTTAATAATTTTTCAAATAGAAGTAATTTAGAACATTTAAAAAAGTTTTTTATGATAGAACATTTTCCAAGTTTAGAAATATTAGATATATCAGAAAATGAGATAGATATAGATGATTTAAGTGAAATTCTAAATTCTATACCACGAGAAAAAACAATAAATAAAAAATTAGTAACCTATGTTAAATCATTATTATCACAATCAAAAGGATTAGAATATTATACTAGTAATACTGATAATACTGATATTAAAAATTTTATTGAGAGATATCAACAGTCTTTGAATCCAGAAGAAAATCCACTTGATCCAGAAGAACTTAAACGAAAATCAGATCATTATTTAAAAACTATATTAACAAAAGTTAGAAGAGATATAGAAAATAATAATATTGATATTAATACATTTTTAACACGAAATGTTAAGTCTGTTAAAGATTATAAAGAACAAGTAGGTAATGTTACATTTCCAAAAAATATAAATTTTATATTTTATCATGGAGGTATATCTACTCAAATGAAAACAGTACCATCAGGATGTGTATTATGTATTTTAACACCATTAAATAGATTTGGAGTTAGTGATGCATCTATACAAGAAAAATTTATGACACTTATAAATGATCCACAATTTGGCGAAGAATTTAGAAAAAATCCAATATGTTATGGTAAAAATGTTTATAATGGATTATTTTTTCATGCTAATATATATTTTTCAAATCAATATTATTATGATTTAAATTTAGCTAGAAAAAATGATATGTTTGAAAAAAAAAATGGTATATTTCCAAGTAATAAAAATAGTGAAGAAAATAAAACATCAATTACAAAATTTTTAAATTTAAGAGAACATAATATAGAAAAAAAAGAATACACATTTATGTTATCGACATTTTTAGATCAAAATGGTATAAATAATTTAGGAACTGTAATTGTTTTTTGTTGTAGAAATCTTGATTATGCAAAAACAGAAATAAGAATAGGAACAACTATGTACAGATATGAACATTTTTTAAATTTATTAAATAGGTCTGCTATGATGTCTACCGAATCTGAATATGAAAAATGTGATACAATAACATCAATATTTAAAACTCCACATAAATTTGCTGTTAAAAAAAGAAATACTAAAAATAGTAATAGAAAAATAAGAAATAGTAAAAAAAATAGAAATAATAGAACACGTGAAATAGAACAAGCCAGAGAATTGAATTCATATATAGGTGATAAATTAATTGGACCAGGTGAAATTGAAAGACGAAAACTAAAAAAATTTTGTGATGATAATATGATTATAAATAATTTTAAAAAGATTAATCCTTTAACTACTACTAATTTATCTGAAGAATATACTGTAGCATGGGAAGCATTTATATTTTGTAAAGGTGATCCACTTGATAAAAAAAATATTCTTAAATTTCTTATTGATAATAATGTAAATATGAATATATTTTTTTCTTGTGCTATTAGTAATTTATTTAATAATTCAGGAAATATAATAAAATTATATAACATCTTAATATCACTTAAAATTAGTATTACTGCTATTTATTTAAATACTATAAATTTTAATGCACCTGAAAATAGATTATTATTAAGCAATTTAATATATTTGTTTCAAGAATTAAAAATTCGTTCACTTATAGAAGTACATTTAAAAAATACAAATTTTCAATTTAATGGAAATAAATTATATAAATTATTTATTACAGATTATTATCCAAATATAACATTTATAGATATATCTGGAAATAATATTACAAAAATAAATATTGATGAGTTTTTTAATAATATAAAATGGATGGGTACAAAAAATCCAATATTAATTACATATTTGGAAACTGTAAAACAAGATAATGATCAATTACAATCATATGCTGGAGACTTAATATTCCATACTATAACTGGTAAAATAGTAAAAACACCTGTATTATCAGGAAACAATAATCCATTACTACCAAATAATAATACACAAAAATCTTCTTTTTCATTTTTAAAAAATTTATTTGGAATGAAAAAAACAAAAAAAAATACAAATGTGAAAAATTCAAATCAAAATACAAGGAAAAAAAATGAAATAAATTGTAAAGAAATTATTGATATAATTATTAATAAATTTAGAGCAATTGATACAAATAATTTAGGCAATACATTAATGGAATCATATAAATCTATATGGAATGATTATAATACTTGCAAAATTGATCCATTTAAAGAAAAACACATAGATGAGCTTATTAAATATATTAAAATTGATATGAATGTATTTTTTTCTTTCATAATTAGTAAATTATTTCATAATAAAGAAAATCTATATGATACAAAATTTATAAAAAAAATAATAATATTATATAATTTATTAGAGAGTAAAGGAGTAATTATAAGAGCTATATATTTAAATGGTATAGATCTTAGTATAGATTCATTATCATTAAAAATATTAGTTGTTAATTGTTTTAATAGGCTATGTACTACACAATTTTGTAAGTCACTCGAAGAAATACATTTAAAAAATTCAAACCTATCATTTAATACTAATACTCTTGATAGATTTGCATTTATAAATTTATTTAATATAGATTTCTATCCAAAATTAAATATTTTAGATATATCTGATAATAATATAGATCCAAACGAAATACAATTATTTATTAGTGAAACTGCAAAAAAAATAAATCATAATAATGCTTTGATAGAGTACTTCACCAATTTATTCAATTTATTACCATTAAATCAAAAACCTGCAAGACCACCTCCACCAGCTAAAATAAAACCTCCACAAGAAATACCACATCAAATAACAGGATTTAAACCACCAACAGATGAACAAAAAAAAGAACTACTTTTAAGACAATATGCTCCTCCAGCTCCACCACCTCCACCAAGATCTCCTCCACCAAGATCTCCTCCACCAAGATCTCCTCCACCAATATACTCTCCGCCAATTCCAGCTCCTTATAATAGTACTAATAATACTACTAATTTAGCAGTATAATCATTATAAATACCAAACCTATAAACTCTTAATAAATTCCCAATTTAAATCTTTACATATATTCTTCCATATTTCATCTTGCTGATGTAATTTAGTTCTAGATTTCAATAATTGAAAGCAATTCAAATATTCATCTAGCTCTAGCAATTCAAAAAACTTATACATAACATAATTATATGATAAGAAATTCTTCCTCTTTTGAGGGCAATATTTTTCAAATGGTATTTGAATAGCTTTAAACATTCCTCTTATAATTTCTTCTATCTCTGGAGCAATTACGGGCGCTGGGAGACCATTTAACTGATTGATTATATAAGGGATGTGTTCATAATAATCATTCTTCTTTATTTTTTTAAGCAAAATGCGCATTTTTTCAGGTGTAATAAGAACCATATTATTAATGCGTTCTTTCTTAATTTCCATAATGATTTCATTATATACATCCTCGGGGATATCGGTTGTCTCTTTGGCCTGAAATTGGGCCAAGAATTCATTCAAATGGTTAATCCTCTTATAGCAAAATGATGTCATTTCCTTGGGCGGGTCTTTAAAACTGGGCTTGTCACTATCTACTATGATATTTTCCATCATTCCGCAAGTAGGGCAAATTAGTTGTCCGGTATTGTTATTTAATAGCATTTCTATTGAACATTTGGAACAGGAATCGAAAATATCGATTTCATCATTATTTACATTTACATAATTTCTATCTATTAATTTCATAAATTTTTCATAGATTATATCTTTATTCTGTATTATATTTGAATTCCCTTTACTATTACGATTATTATTAGTATTATTACTATCATCATATTTCTGCACATCTTCTTTAAATTTAAAAGCTGTTTTTTTCTTTTGTATAGGATTCTGTATAGGATTCTTTTTTTTCTCAAGATCAAAATTATTATCAGAAATAGGAATTGACATAGACATACTATTAGGCTGAAACCAATCAATAATAGTCTTTTTTTTTATATTATTATTAATTGTATTATTATTGATTGTATTATGATCATCTATTTCTAATGTCTTTTCTAATGTATCTATATGAATTGTATTATTATTAATTGTATTATTATTATCAATTGTATTATTATCTAGGGGCTGTAAATTTATAATGTTCCTAGAATCATTTACAACAGATACCGAAGCATATTTCTTTTCATCGTCAATTATTCTATAGTAATTATTAATTAATTTACCTGTTTTTAACATATATGCATTTTCATCAATATTATTTTCTATTTTATATATTTGTTCTTCTAATAATTTTTTTTTGTCATCAATATCCCAAATTTGCTTTTGTAAATCCATATTAAGAATATGCGATTTGGCATTTTGAATATTGAGATTATTTAATATATCTTTTATTTTTTCTAATTCATTATATAATTCACTAATATTATCCTTATTATCATTAAATCCTTGTAAAATATTATTGTGTTTTGCGTCTAGAGTTTGTCTATCATCTATTATTTGACGATTTTTTGCTTTAGTTTTAAAAGCCATATAGTTATATTATTTATATGATTTATATGATTTATATGAAAATTATAAAATTTAATTAGATATGATTATGTAGAGTATATTTCCTAGAACATATTACTATAGTAGTAAATACAATAATTCTTTATATATCTAATCTTACCTAATCTTAATTGTAATGAAATATAGATAAAATTTTAACGCATTATAAAATAAAAATGAAAAAATTAAAACACTAATAGTCAATTGAGTTATCAATACATAAGTATTCTGACTCATATTTCTTATATATCTTGCGATCTTTATCACCTCTCAGTAATCCTTCTTTAATAGTAGGATCTTCACAATCATTAGTCATAAATGTTTCGAAGAATTCTGTAAATTTTCCAAGTCTTCCTAGTAATGTTTCACCAACATATTCACTATCATATTTAACTTCATTAACATATACTTGATTTACACTTTTTTTATTAGTATATGACTCAACTAAATAGGCATTTTCAAATTGGAGAGCATGTAAATATAGTTGTACCTGGACATTCTCATAATCACGGACTTTTTTAAATAATGCCTTCTGACGCATTTTAGCTTCCACCAATTCATTATCAGTTGTAATAGCATCATATTTACCTACCAGAACCCATTTAAATAATGATAAATCAAGGGAGTTCGAAGGTCTCCAATTCTCAACAGGGATTTCCAACCATCCTTGTGTTTCCTTAATAGTTTTTTCACTTAATCGGCAAAATTCACTTAATATAGAATCTTCATTAATTACACCATGCATTTTATTAGTAACAGAACAGACTTTTTTAGCAAGTTCTTCTTTTTGTTTAGTATCTAATTGAGCCAGTTTATCATTACTATTAATATATTTGGCAATTGCCTCTTGTTGTGTCACCATATCACCACTTGTTTTTTCTTTATTAAGATTAATATCTTTAACTTGTTGTAGAATATTAGTTCCCATTGCCTCATCGGCTTCCCAGATGTCATTCATTTCACTCGAAGTAGCAACTTGCATTCCTGATTCCTTAATTTTATTTTCAAATAATTTAAAATCAGTAGGATCAGTTTTACGCCATAAATCACAGATGATTCGAGGAAAATTATTATATGCATCTAGACCCACTAATGGGGCAATTTGGGAAATAGAAATAGTAACACGTTTTAAAGCCATTGTAATGAAGTGATTTTAGTAAATTGATTTAAGTAAATTAATTATTATGTATCTGGAACAAGTATTTGTATTTATATAGTTTTTTATATCTAGAATATGTTTATATTAATATAAATTCAATTTTGTAGTATGTAGTTTGTAATTTGTAGTTTATATAATATGATTATGTGGAATTAGGAATATTTATAGATAGATCTACACATTCGCCAGTATCTGGATTACATCTAGTAACACCAGTAGCTCCACCAGAACTACTAGTTAATTGTGCTAATGTATAAACTAATCCTGGAACATAGAACATACTAGTCAAGATCCAACTATATATAATTCTATTTAAATTTTCAAATTGAAATAAATATTTTAATGTATCCCATGTTATATATGGAAAGTTATTTAATAAATATTTACCAATAATATTTAATATTTCACCAATTGGTGGAAATATTATAGTAAATATTATTTTAAAAAAATTTGTAGGAACTACAATTACACCATATCCTATTCCTCCATACATAACTCTTTCAAACAATGTATAATTATTATCATTAATATCATTCTCTAAAAAATCAGTACCTCCTGTAACCGATTCAACTGTTGGTATTGACATAGTGTATATTTACTGTGTTGTATATTTATTATATAGATAAAATATATTTATTAAATACGATTTTTAATATTTCTAATACTTCTAATATTTATTTAGAATTTTGTAGTATATTCAGAATCTGCAATATTACTTAATGTATATATTAGACCTGGAATATAAAATAATGTTGTTAATATAAAACTATATATAATCTTATTAATATTTTCAGCTGAAAATAATTTTTGTATGACACCCCAACTAAGAAATGGTGGATTTGAACTTATTTCATCACCTATAATACATAAAATTTCACCAATAGGTGGAAATATTATAGCTATAATAATTTTAAAAAAATTTGTTGGTAAACAGAAAGCTGAATAACCTAAACCACCATACATTACCTTATCATATAATGTCCAATTTGACATTTTTAGTTATTAATTATACTTAATTATCTATTTACCTATTATCAATTATCTAGATACTAATAATAATGAATAAAATAATCTATATGAAATAATCTATATGAAAATAAATAAAAAGATACAAAATCTAATACGGAACTATAAATACCTATGTAACTAGAAATAACTATTGACCTAGAAATAACTATTGACCTAGAAATAACTAATTGAGTAAAATATTACTATTAATAATGTAAATATGAATCCAAAACTGCTAAGTAATGCATTAATATCTGCTGATGCTTCATCAATAGGATTATCTATTAAAGAAACTTCTATTTGTTTAGCTTCATATTGATCAGCATATCTATTTCTTGCTGTTATTACAAAAGCATATATTATACCTGCTAAGAAATTAACATATGTTATTAACATACATACAAATATATTAAACCATCCATATAATCCCTTACCTAACATAACTCCAAATGGAGGCATAAGAATCGTCATTGTATATCTAAAAAATTTCATACTAATAACCTTACCTCTCTTAAGAGCTGAAGGTATTATACCTTCAAATGCTCCAAATATTATATTATTAACCCATGAAAAAGCATAAGAACTGATAGTAAATAATTTAAATACTAATTTTAAAAACAGAGTTACTACTACATCGAATATAGCTAAAATAAACTCTGAAATAGGACCAGGTGTTGCTACTAGATTACCTAATTGATCATTACCAGTTTCAACTCTTTTTCTCCTTTGAAAATTTTTATTAGAAACATAAATATAATCAGTTGCATCTAGTTCTGACATTTTTATTATTTACTTAGTTATAATTTTTACTATTACTTTTATTACTATTACTTTTTTTACTATTACTTTTATTACTATTATATTTTATGAATAAATTATTAATAATGCATAAACCAAACCTGGTAAATAAAATAGTAATGTAAGTAATATACATATTATAATATTTACCCATCCTGTAATACCTAAATCCATGAATACACCAACCGGAGGACACAATATAGTTCCTAATATAATACTAAAAGGAACCGTATTTGAATTTGTTAAATAACATTTGGAACCTTTATTCCTATTAATATTTTTAAAATATTTGCTATTTCTATCATTTACAGTAAGACTTGATTGATCCCATCCCCAGAATCCTTGTAGCCAACCACCTATTAAATTAGTACCTATTGTAAATACACTCAGAATTATATCAAATGGTATTCTACAAATAGCTATTGTAATTACCATTAGAGCGCCAAAGAAATCAGTTGCTAATTTTGCAGGATTAAGTAAATCTATAAATACCCATGCTATAAATTTTAGAAACCAAAATATAAATTTACCTAACCATACAATAGCTTCTCCTAGAAAGATAAATACTTCTCCAATTTTAATTATACTAGCAAACATATCAAATAAACCACCTCCGCGTAGTCTTGTTATTACATTTATTGATATTGTGTCTTGATTTTGATATAATTTGAAAAGTGAAGTAATAGATAGTGATTTTGATATAATTTTACCATGGTGAATAATATAATAATTATCATTGTGAGTATTATTATTATACTCTATTACATCTTCTAAAGTAACTATATTTTTTGGTAATGTGGCTAGATTAATATACTTATCATTTATAGAAATATATTTATCTTTTTCATCTAGCATTCTACTAAATATTCCTATTTGCTACTTTTAGATTAGAAATGTTTTACATATATTACTCGTGAATATGAATATATAATTAAGAATATATAATTAAGAATATATAATTAAGAGGGCATAGCATAAACCTGGTAAATAAAATAATAATGTTAGTAAACCACATATTATAATATTTAACCATCCTGTAATACCCATATCCATAAAAACACCTAATGGAGGACACAATATAGTTCCTAATATAATACTAAATGGTACAGTATTTGTTGTTGTTAAATAACATTTAGAACCATTGGCTTTATTCATTGATTTGAAATATTTACTATTTCTATCATTTATAGTAAGACCTGATTGATCCCAACCCCAAAAGCCTTGCATCCAAGAACCAATTAAATTAATTCCTAATGCTGCGACTGATGTAATTGCATTAAATATAGCACTAACAATCCCTATTACAATTATCATTATTGTACCAAAGAAATCACTCATAAATTTAGCAGGATTTAGTAAATCTACAAATACCCATGTAAGAAATGCTATAAACCATATTATAAATTGTAGCAACCATACTATAAATTTTATTAGAAATAAAAAAAAATTACCAATTGCTCCAATTGGTTTAAATATAACATTAAATGGAAATAATACAAAATCCATAATCGTATCTAAAAAATTACCACCTCTCATTTTTTTTTGACATGAAATACATGAAGATAAATTTATATTTTGCGTATCCACAAATGTATCTGGATGTATAGGTATTCCATCTTTTAAGAAAAATAATTCATTATTATCTAAGTCATTTTCAAAATCTAATTTATTTTCTATTCCAATTGATTCTAAAAATAATTCTTTTATAGATAATGATAATGATAATAATGATGATCTATTTGTATTATCATATTTCGTAGGATATTTCTTAATATATGTATTATTTTCATAAAGTAATAATATTGTTTGAGACATGATTAAATATAAATATATCTATATCTATATTTATTAACTTCTATATTTATATTATTTTTCCTATTTCTACTAGTTCTACTATTTATTTATATATTTTACAATAAGATTCAAGCAAATAAATATTTATCAATCTTACTAACCTCTGTTAATTTATCTAGGCTCTCAACATTTATTTTCTTCTGCTTTGCCATTAATTCCTTCTGTAACATCATTTTCTCTATTTCCTTTTTCCTTGCATTTGCAGCCATTTCCTTATGTTTCTCTGGCTTCATATAATTATCTTCCACCACTACATTTAATAATTCTTGACGTACAACATTGCTTACCTGTTGAGATTTTAAATTTGATACTATCTTATCAAAGCCTAAAAGACTCTGGAATAATATAGGTGGTCTATCTACCAATGGAATAGCATAGTCAATAGTTTCTGTAAGATATAATATTGACCATATCATATAATTTTGCCGCTTGCCTCTAACTGCAGGGGTAAATTTATGAATATATAATTTATAGAGACACTGGATTTGCTTTTCCCATTCACTTACCCCTATTGCAAACTTCAATTGTCTTATCTTATGTATCACTGCCCATATTAACCAGATTACATCCTTAGAATATTTGGAATCTACGCCCTCAATACTTCTAACAGCGCACTCATATTTACCATATTTTTTTGAATTGATTTTTTCCCACTCTATAATCCAATTTAACCAATAGAGCGCCTTATTAATATGACTATGATATAAATGATATGCCATTTCGTTTATTGCTATCCGGATTTCACTAGGATCGCCATCACTAATTATATTGTCTACTAGCCTATTATCTTTTGCCTCCAATTTGGATTTAAAATGTTCAATAATAAATTCCTCCTTCTTAATCTTAGGAAGCTGATTAATTTTGCGCTTCTTTGATAATACTAATATTGAAATCATCTCCGCCAATAGCAATCTAACAGTTGGATGATTACGTAATAATAATATATTGTCTTTTGCAAATTTGGGATTATCTACAATATGTTGCCATTGCTGATTCTTATTATAAATGAACTCTGGCAATTTAGGATTATATATATTGATTTGCTTACTAGCTAATGATATAAGCTTAGACCATAATGAATTTACTATACCAGAAAAGAATAGCTGGAGTCCCCAATGTAGAGCCGGCTCTATTTTATCTTCCATGATGGCTTTTTCTAGAGCATTACTTGCCTGGCTTATATTATAACCACCAAATGTTTGGACTTTAAAATCGGTAAGTAATCTGGAATCAACAATCCGGCAATTATCAGATATAATAGGTATATTTGCTATGGGTATATTGGATTCTGAAGATTTTATAGGAGTCATTGTATATTTTGACATACTTATAGACATTTTGGACTTGGTGTTTAGATATTGTCTAGATATTGTGTAGATATTAGATATTAGTATGTATATGTCTATTTATATTTCTATGTCTATGTCTATTTCTATATACTGAATATATTGATTATATTGTTGAATATAGAAACGAAATTATCAATATTACTTGTTGGAATATTTGGTGAATATTTTTTTACATTTATTTATTTTTGTAAATTTTAAGTAGTAAATTTAGAAAAAAATGGATAAAAGCACCAAAACTCACAAAAATTGAATTTATATTTTGATTATTAGAAATATCATTCTTTTGAGACCGTAAGATTTTCGAAAATAAAATGGATACTATTTTTAGCATTAATGATGTTCAATACGTTTTCAGCTTTAGACCAAACTCTTTTGATGACACTCGCATGAATCATGTGTATGTCTACAGATGTAGTGACAAAGATTTGGTCGTAGAAGTCATGTTGCCAGAAAATATTCGACTTCTTCATGAAGTAAAGAGAAATCTGGCGTCTGTGATCCCGAATTATGTTCTGTAATCGGTCTACCCAAAACGAGTTAACCTGCTTTCCAATTCCTTGCAGCTTTCTTTCCCCCCACCTTGGTGCTTTTCAGGACCACCTGTTTTTTTTATTTATTTTAGAATAAATTGAAAATTTTAAGTAGTAAATTTAGAAAAAAATAGACAAAATTGTAAAAATAACAAAAATTGAATTTATATTTTGATTATTAGAAATATTACCTCCAAAACTAATCAGAATTGAAAATGAGTAATCCAATTTTTACCAGTCTTGAAATGGAATCGAGGGCGACTAAGAATGCGGCTAACAAGGCGGGCAAAAATGAACCTTTTCCTTTTCCCTCTCGCACTGGTTTTCGCCGTACAATTGATTTCCTAGATTTTATGGTGTGCTTTTCTAATAAGGATCATTATGGTAGTTCTCGTGTGTGTGTATATAAATCACACCATGATGAAGATGAAGACTATCTTTTTGTAATTCCGATGGAGAAAAATGAAACGGATGCTGAAGTACTTCAAACGGCGAAGCTTGCCTTTAAACATTATGCATCCATCCGTGAACACCCTGGTAGTCAGAGCAACCAAATATTTGAGCTCGATTAGTTATTCCTCCTGCACACAAAAGAAAGTTCCCCATCCATTGCAGCTTTCTACTCCCCCAAACCTTGGTGTTTTTCAACACCACCTGTTTTTTATTTTTTTATTTTTTAATTTATAAAATAAAATTAGAAAAAATTAGAAAAAATAGTAAAAATAGAAAAACTAACAAAAATTGAATTTATATTTTAATTATTAGAAATATTACTATCTTATATGAAAATGAAATCAGAAAATTTAAAAAGTTTTGCTATGTGCGACAATTCGAATCTTTACTATGTTGTAGAATACAGATCGTATGTTGTTAATGGCAAAAAAATGAATGACGTATATGTCTACAGCGTTTATGACTTTGTATTGGTTACAAATATGATGATAGAATCTAAAATTAATGTTTATGATAAAGTGAAAAATTTCTTGTTATCCAGATAACCAAAGTATACATCCAAAGTATAGCTTATTATAAACATCTTATTAATCCACAATACAAATAAGAAATATGAACAGAATTTGCAGTTATCTTCCCTACCTGGTGTTTTTCAACACCACCTGTTTTTTATTTTTTATTTTTTAATTTTTAATTTTTAATTTTTAATTTTTAATACTTAGAAAAATAGACAAAATAGTAAAAATAACAAAAATTGAATATTTATCTTAAAAAGTATATTTATTATTTTTATAAATTATATAATTTATTTTAAAAAATGAACCCGTTCCCACACGAATATATTGTTGCACGTTTTAAATATGAAGATGAAAAAGATAAATACATTGCAATAAAGGAGTATCTTCGTAAAAATCCGGAAGATTCTGAAAAACGAAAAGAGTGTAATATAGCATTAGCTAATGCTCGTATATATTTTACTCTAATAAAAGAGTACTATCGTAATATGAAAACATAAACTATATACTTCTCCTATAAAACTTTGATATTGAAAGAGATATCATTTTTTTATAAATTAATATTTAAGATAAATTAATATTTAAGAAAAAAATAGACAAAATAGCAAAACAAACAAAAATTGAATTAAAATTAATTGTATTATAAATATTACTTTTTAGATTAATTGAAGAATCTAAATAAATAGCTAACTTAGAGGATATATAAAAGTTTATAACATTTACTCCTATACAAGATAAACTAGTAATTTTTTTTTATATAATTACAATTACATTTAATCCATCAATACCTCCATATCAGCAGGTTTCCAATATTCAAATGTATTACCAATAGGCCTTTTAATAATCAATGGTATTTTACGTTGACGTAATTCCTCTTCTGCTATTTCAATTGCACTTTGCCCTGGCATGATTTTAATATTGGCATTAGCGCCTTCCTCTATTTGTTTAGCTCTCTTACCAATTAGCAATGCTCGCTCATATTTAGTAATCTTTGGAAGAGTTTTATTTTTAGTATAATCATAATTCATCATCACAAAGCGAAAATCAACATCATCATTACCAAACATATCAAAAGATGATTCTATTTTTTGAGAAGCAGACATTTTCTTAGGCTTAGAATGATTATGTATTTCTTTTTCAATAATTTTATTTTTTATTATTTTCTTCTCTTCCTTTTCCTCTACTTCTTCATCTTTCTCTACTTCTTCATCTTTCTCTACTTCTTCCTCTTTCTCTTCCTCTTCCTCTTTCTCTTCATCCTCTTCATCCTCTTCATCCTCTTCATCCTCATCTAAAATTTCAACTATAGGTTCTTTAATTTTACTATCCGATTTAATTATAGATTCCTCTTTTTTACTTTCAGGCTTCTTCTCTTCAATTCTTGGTTCTGCAATTGATACTTTCTTTTTCAATACAATAGGTTTTAATACTGTTGAAGGTTTAGGTATTATAGGTACATCTTTTTTTAACAATTTATCTTGTTTAATATCATCTACGTCATCTGAATTTACTTCAATATCATCTTTTACAATAGGATTACTAATAGGTTTAATCATAACTTTCTCTTTTTTAGGAGGCATTCTATTTATATGTATATCAATTCCTAATATGGTTCTGGAATAGGTAGTATTATATATTTATAATTATAATATTTATATTTATAATAAACATTTTAAATTCAATTTTTAGACATTACTAATGTCTTAATATATTTGCTTCATAATACTAATTATATAATCTTCAAAATAATAAATAAGAAATCCAGATACTATACCAATCAGTCCTCCTACAATTACCTGTTGAATAGTATGACAACCTTCTATATACACTCTACTATATGAGAGATATAGAGCTATGTACGATATTATTATCGCTAAACTTATTGATATTAATGTACAACATATACAACCTAGATTTTCATTTCTATAATATTTTTTATTATACATAATCATTATAATTTTACAAATGATATATGTAACTATTGTCCAAGCGATTTGACTATGACAACTAGGCATACCAAATGTTTTTGAAAAAAAACCATTCATTGTAAAATTACAATCATTAGAGTAACTAGGTCTTTCACCTAATCCTAAAATAGGTAATTTTTTTTTTCCTAATAAATTATATAGTGATTGAAATATTATACTTTTAGCAATCAAATTAGAAATTATTACAATAATAAACATTATTAATAAATAAAATGATTTATATGATGGTAATAATATACAATTTATAAATAATAGAAAAAAAAATATTATGTGTGATAATCTGGATAACATATGATATACATTTTTATCTTGATACATATTTGTAATATATGTAATGAAATATTCTTATATTTTTCTCATATTTTATTCTATATTAAATATAGTAGTATAATTAATTTTATATCATAATGAATAATATTAGTAATAGTATTAATAATAGTAATAAGAAAATATCAATTATAATTCTGGCTTGTATAGTTATAGTAATTATTACTTATATTATATATTTCCTATATACAAAATTTACTAGTGTTGAATTATTTGGAGTTAGTGATAGTAATAGTAAAAGGAGTAAAATGATGAAAATATTTAAATCTAAAGATACATCTGAACCAGGTGAAATTAATGAATATGATCCAGATTCAACTAATGAAAATGAAATAGACTGATATTCCTCCTAATAATCCTAATAATCCTAATACATATAATTAAAAATATATTAAGCTTAAAGATACAATAGTATATAGATACAATAGTCATACAATAGTCATACAATACTCCTAAAATATTCATACAATGTCATCACTACGTACAAAATCTCTTCTAAATTATTTAATAAAGCAAAAAAAATATAAGAATGATAGTATGAAATTTGACTTGGTATGTACTCAAATATATAGTCTACATCTAAATAGAGATGACGATGAATTAATAAATGAATCTCTTAGAGATAATAATCCTGATAATAGCGTATTTGACAAAGGATATAAAAGAAATTTTATAGATAATAAATTTTACAAAAATTATAAAGATAAAAAATAAATAATTATTAGAGTGTAGATTAGTTTTATTTCTAGCTAGAAGATGATCTTTTACTAGATGATTTTCTTTTATTCTTATCTACATAATTATCAAGTATCTTAATACATTCTGATCCTGGAGTATGTTTTTTATTTAAAACTCTAGTTTCTAGATCACTAATACTTAAATCTTTATTTTTATCAAATAAACATTCACATATTTGTTTAGCAATTTTTTTATTAAGATTTAAATTTTTAACTTTCTTATTACTAACTTTAGTAATACACATATGTTGAATTTTATTATGTAAATCTTTTACTCCATATACTTCTCCAATATAACTACTTTTTTTAATATCAGATGGATTAGATGTTCCAGATATAGATTTAGATTTTATAAAATTATCCAAAGATGGTTTGTCAGATAAATTCATACTATCTATTGAAAATACTGAAGTTATAGTTTTTTTTGTTTTTCTATTCTTCTTTGTCTTCTTTGTCTTTCTAGTCTTCTTTGTCTTTCTAGTCTTCTTTGTCTTTCTAATTTTACTTTCTTTTTTTAGCATGATATGTATACTTATTTATAATTATATGTATACTTATATTTTACTATCTACTAAGAAAATAAATAAATACCATAATTATTTCATCTTCATAAACTATTTATCATATAAATAAATACAAGTTAAGAATAATAAGGACATATAAACTATGCTATATCCGAAATAATTTAGTTTTCCATAAATCTCTAATTTACTTTCAAAATAATAATATATAATCGGTACAATAGCACTTTTTAAGAATGTACCCATAAAATTTGGCCTATATATTTTAACTATTTCTTGCGATTGTAATATATACATAACCCATAAAACAGGTGCAAAATGATAAATTTCGTTTATTAAAGTATATTCAATTGCTATTTTATCTCTATCTCTTTTATCGGGTAGTACTTTTCCAAGAAGTCCTACCATTAATTCATCAAAATTTACAATTTGTACTATATTTACTACTATGAAATTGACTATTACTAAGGGAATAACTATTATAAATATTTCAATTAGATTAAGATAGTATGCTAGAATAGAAACTATAATTGCGAAATTAGAAATATATCGAAATGATAAACATGATTTAATATAAAACCATAAACTAAGATCTTTTGCCATTCTGGAATAGGTTCATAGTATTAGTATATTAAAATATAATATTATATAATCTTTTATAAATTAAAATATGAAAATAAAAACTAAGTAAATAATAATCTATTGAATATATTTAATCTATTTAATATATTGAATAATTGTAAAATATTATAAAATATTGTAAAATATTATAATCACATAAAAATGTCTTCAATGTATGATGCCTATACACCTAGAATAAATATGAATATAGCAGCTCAAAGTGATTTACAATCTGGACAATATGATCCTAAATATATGATAACAAAAAGTGATGGTTTAACAAATATTAATAATGGTAAAAGTAATACAGATGATCTTAATTATTTTTTTAATCAAGAAACTCCATATAAGTTTCCAGCATTGGTAATATGCAATGATACTAAAAGGATTAATCAAAATGAAGATGTTTATCAAAAATATTCTGATATAATCTATGATGAATGTGGTAATCGTTTTAATATCCGTAATCTCAAAGATTCCGCTGGTCTTTTACAAGCAGGATACTCCGCTAATATTGATCTAGATAGTCATATGAAAAATATTAACTTCTATAATGATAAATGCTTCTATGATAATTGGAAAAAGAGCCCTAAATCTGATATGACACCTTGTAATGGTCTGAAACGAAACTCTGCTGTTCTAACTCCAGATTATACCCCAGTTGGTAAAAATTATGAAGATTGTATTGGTAATCCTAGTGAAGGTTCTAAAGGATCATGTAGCAATACACCACCTACTGACCTAGGTTTCGAAACTGATGTTCGTAAGCGATATGATTTTTCACATAATACTTTTAAAACCGAATCCTGTATTAAACCAGCGGATAGGGTATCTTTCAAAACTGCACCTGTACCAAATACTGATAATATGTATAAATATCCAAATGAAAAAAGAAATATGGAATTATTAAAAACTATAAATAAAGGAGTACAGCATGAATACTATAAATTTTTTGAAGATACTAAATGTATTTCATTTCCACAACAACGATTATTTAATAATATTACAAAAGCAAAATGCCTACCATCCCATCACTTTATAGGAGATATTAATCCTAAGTATCTCAAATAAGTTTTTAAGTTTTACCAAAACTTAACTAAAACAGCTTTTAGAAAAAGCCGTACCAAAAAAGGCCACCAGAATTTTAATTATTCTTTAATTGATGTTGAATGTTGATTTCGTTTATTGAATTATTCTTTAATTGCCTGTGAATGTTGGTGTCGTTAATTGAATTTTTTTTTTAATTTATGTTGAAATGTTTTTATATTTTCTATATTTTTTATCCAATTATCCACCAGTCAGTTCCATCACTTTGAATATGAACATAATTACCAATAATAGTATATGTTCCTCCTACAGTGTCTATCTTTGCTGTACCTGGTAAAATATAACAACTATTAATACTATAATTAATTACTTTAATTACATAAATACGTCCATTAAGTATTTGACTATTCGTAGGTAATGTAACATTAATACTTTGTATAGCACAATTTGAAATAACTGTATAATTAGTTAAGTCTAGAATAATATTTGTAGATGTATTTATAATAGGTAGTGACATAGAACCATTTACACTTAATACTGACCCCGGGGATTTAGTATTAATACCTGTCAGTCCAGATGAATTCACATTAAAACCAGGATAATGAACATGAATAATATTGCCAGTAGCATCATAAGCAGATAAATCACCACTTACTATAACTTGATTAGTTGCACTTATGTCGACGATAGTTGAACTAGTAAGTGTTTCATTTTCAATAACAACCGAACCTCCAATAAACATATTTTTTTCCTCTTCAGATAATGTTGAAAATATATTATTTGATAAAGTAATTGTAGAGATTAGATAAATTGTATCATATGTTACACTTACAATAGTATTTATATTACTACCGGATAATCTTAGTTCTGGAGCTACATTAAATGTAGATGCTGGTTGTAAAATATTAACCCCTACATTACCAGTACTAGTAATAGACATTCTAGTCTCAATACCATTTCCATTATCATCATTATTAGTAAGAAAATCTAATCTTCCATTCAGAACTTTATTAGCATAATCATTAGAACCACTTATACCAGCTAGAACTTTACTTCTAATATCAGGATTACTACTTTCTGTAATACTGTGGTTGCCACCAAAATAAATATTACTCCTTTCGTCAAATACACTACTAGCTCCTATAGGGGAAGCATTAGAATTACTTTCTAATAAAAATGAACATTCCTGATCAGTACCTAATGTAAGGGCGTGTAATAATGTTAAAGGATCATTTAAACCAGCATTACCACCTCCAATACCAATATTACCATAAGATGTTAAACTAACCAATGTATTAAGACCAGTGACACCATCATTAACTGATAATTTCATAATACCAGTATTATCAGAAGTATCACTATTGTGAGATGTTTCTATCCTTCCAAGTAGAACTGATCCTGGGGTATTTATTGGTCCATTAGTATCATATCCTTTAAAGTTTATTGCGGTTTGCCTTCCATTAAGAACATCTTCTGGATAATTATTTGTGATTGTAAGTTCTGGTACATTTGAAGATGCAAAAAATGATGTTTCAAATTCACAAGAACCACTAATTTCCATCATGGTAGAAGGTTTAGATGCTCCTAGAATCATATTACCATAATTATCAATATGACCACGGATTGAATCACTATTATCAAAGAATGTATATATGCTAGGTCGCCTTAATACTGATAAATAATTACGAGTTGCTTCTGGACCATCATAACCATTTCTATCAATTATAGCATTATCATCATCTTGTATACTAATAATTGTAAATTCTCTAGATGTATTATTTGCTTGATCATTTAATATAATTATATCACCTACCGTTAATTCTTTTGTAAAACTAGTAGTACCATTGCCATATATAGTTGTATCAATACTACTAGCTGTAATCTCACCTGTTAAAATTGAGTAAGGTAATGGTCGACTACTTAGATTATTGATTTTACCATCATCATCTATTACAATTGATTGATTATATGTAGCATTAGAATTAGGACTTAATATCATGGAAGCCTTTGCTGGAAAATTAGGATTTCCATATGCATATAATTGTTCTATTTCTTGTAGTGTAAGAATACTATTATAAAATCGCAACTCATCCATATAACCACGAAAGAAATTTGCAGTAGCATCTGAATTGGTACCAATATATGTTGAAAAACCTGTTAATGGACCCCCGCTAATAATACCTATTGTATCACTAATAGATTCAATATTACTATCTACATATAAATTAACTATAAATTCAGATGTGTTAGTTAGATTAACGGTTAATAATATATGATGCCAATTAGAATCATTTAATGTAGTTACCCCCTGTAGTGATATAATTGTAGGACCATTAACAACAACATTTGAAGATAAAACCATATTACCATCACCATTAATATCAACTAGACTTAAAGAATATGAACCTACATTATTATCACCCTTATTCGTAATTATATCATAAATAGTACCAGGTACTATATTACTAGGTACATTAATCCACATTGATATACTTAAAGTTTGATATGTATCTAAAATATAGGGTAACTTATTGTCGGCATATATATCCACATTTACATAATTATCAACACCATTAAATAATAGGGCATTATTAATAAGTCCAGGATTCCAACAATTTTCAATATCAAAATTATTCAAAATACCGTTAGTATTCTGGTAAGTAGTTATGTTGATATTAGATAAATATGAATTGAAACTGGAATAATCAACTGCCTGGGTTCCCTGTGTTTGGTCAAATTTATAGAAACCTACCAAATTTGTAGGTTGTGGGTAAAGGTCATCGTACCTCAATGAATTAACACTCTGGATACTATTTAATATGTTGCTAGAACCATCTAGAAATTGAATACATTGTAAGGGTGTATTGGTTATTACATGTTGTGATGTATTTTGAATAGTAATAGTCGATGGATTTGCAGGGTCATCATAACGATTAGATAAAGTTGATTTAACATGTAGACCAGAAATGGGATTAATAGTTCCAATCCCTAGTTGATTATTATGATTAAAAACAAGATTACTATTACCATCTTCCACACTTAAAAGAGAGTGATTATACCCTATCATTTGTTGAAATACTCCCACACCAGTTAATACAGAAGTATTACTACCTAAATTTATACTCTTATTATCCCATGAAATAACAAATCCATAATCATTTCCAGCAATACTCTGTAAATGTGTAACTACTTGGTTCCTTTGTTTTAATCCATCAAATTGTGATGTTAACCTCTGTTCGGACGATACCATATTACCAGTAAATACATCGATAAGACCATAATAAATGCTAGGAATACTACCATTGCTCCAAGTCACTAGGGCAGTTCCCTGATTATCTACTGAAACAGCAGCCAGAGGTCGTTTATATTGATAGATACTACTATTGCTACTATTATTAAAACGTTCTAAATCAGCATAAAGAGGGGTAGTATTTACTTCAACATTCCAGAGAGGACTGGAAGCTGTAGCTATACTAATATTTGAATTATATCTATAGGCTACTACACTTTTACTACCTATATCTAATGTTATGTTTGCTGTTGTCGAATTTATAAAATCAATAGTCGCTATTTTCTCTACTACATTACCAACACTAGCATTACTAGATATAATATTTATTTCTTCTGCTACTAGTAATCGATTTGATAGATTTCCTACTGTAATAGTTTTAATATCTGAATATACTGCTGCGATAGAGGCAGTAGCACCACTTGTACCACCTATTACAGGATCACCTACATTATAAAGTGCTGTATCCGCCTCATAACTTCTATAAAAAGAAATAACAAATCCACCATTAGGATTACCTAAACCAATATTATGGGTATTTATTTCACAAACAGATACAAGACCATCACTAATACTAGAAAAGGTTTGATTTCCTGCTTCTGTAATTGGTATCTCTCCGGAAGATATACTGACATTACTACTATCAAACACCGCAACAGCAATTGTATATCTTGGGTCAGGAGTTGCGTCAATTGCTCTCATATAAGCACATACGAATCCATCTGGGTAATATGAGTCATCGGATGGTAGACCGGCCACATATGGATAATTACTAGATAGTGTTGGGCTAGGATCAGTTATATAAAATTTAGATTTTATAATTGTTGCATTATCAGATATAATAACACCATATATAGAATTTTCTCCAGAACCATCATTTTCTGACCAGACTACTATATAATTGCCATTATAAAGGCCCGATGCCTTTGTATAGTATAGATTTTGAGTTAGTGTAGGGGTATTTAGTTGAATATCATAATCACGAATGGGTAAATTATTATGATAAATTTGACAATAAATATTATATAAACTTGTATTTGAATTATAACTTGTCCAGGATACTATATAATGATTAGAATCTTGTATCTTATTACCGGCAACTGAAGGAAATGATTCTGTATCGGAAATTGTATCTGTTTTATTTATTTGAAAATTAGTACCATATCTAGTACCATCTGATAAGTATCTCTGGCCAAATACATCGAAATTAGGTATTGTACTTTCAGAATTATAATTATTCCATACTAATACATAACCTCCCGATTCCAGATATGATATAGATGGATTAATTTGATATCCAAAAATAAGATTTTGATTTACCAAGAGAACTTTATTATAATTACTATCAAGATCAAGACAAGCATTAGGTATTTTTTTCTGGATACCAATAGCTCCATCTCCAGTAATCCGCATTTTTTCACTACTATTTGTTTTAATCACAATATCACTAGGAGTTGTAGTTTCAATATACGAATGAAATGGTTGAAGGGAATACATTGGTTCTGCAACTGGAAGACCTTCATAAGGAATATCAACAATTGCTGATATTTTTGATTCAAAAGTAAATTGCTGTTGATAAGAAAAACCTGTAGTACGAGAGAAAGTTACTGATATATTACTATCTAATGGTATTGGTGTAACTGTATCTAGAATTGGTACATAGATACCTTGGAAGGTAACACCGCCATTATTGGACCACATAAATGTATTAGGAGTTCCAATGCTATCTATCTGGAGAAGATAAATTGTGGATACTGTACCAGAATATGTTCCAGATACAGTAATATTAGATGAATCACTACTACTTGTTACAATTGAACCTATACTTACAATAGTATTCAATTGGTCTCGATATGGAAAATAGATTTGTCTACCAACATCGGAATAATTGAAATCATTATAAATATTGCCTACGATATTAGGACTATATTTTGGTATTTCTAGTGGATATACTAAATTACCAACTTGAAAAACTAAATATTGCTTGAAACTGGCTTTATCATTATTTAATCCAAATGTACCCATTGATAATATACATTGAGTTCCATCTGCAATAGTATTGCTACTTTGTAGAGTAATTTCCGCTGCCACATTGCTGGCTTTACTATTTACCATAATACCATTATAACCATCTTTACTCATACTAGGCTGTGTTATTGCTACATCTAATTGGTAATCTAGTGGACTGGTATTTTGATTAACTAATAGGTTTCCATTTTCGAATTTTATTATAGGAACTCCGTTGGAACTAGTACCAAACTGAATATCTCCGGTATTGGAAACAAAACTAATTACATCGCTACTAACAAAATAGATATCTCCAGAATTAACATTGAAATTATTAAAAGATTCAAGATTGATATTTTGCGTTTGTTGAGGCCCTGATGTACCGGTTGAAGAGACACCTATATTAATATTAGATCCCTGTGATAATATATCAATATCTCCATTAGATGTTAATAGATTAATACCACCTTTACCTGCTTTTTGTAAAATACCTCCATTAGTATTACTGGCCTCTATTATAATAGCATTTGCTAGATTTGCATTACTATTTAATATAATAGATTGAGTATCTGCAACTATGGTTAAATTGCCAGTATATGCTTCTATATCAATATCATTCGCAACTCCGAGTTTATAATAAGTATTGGAATCAATTATATAAGAAGAACCAACGGACCTATAATTGGCAAGATTATCAAACTTTATTGATCCATTGTTATTTACTACTGAAAATGATTTTTGGGGTGTTGTCATTTTTTATTATAATTTATAGTATTTGTGATCCTATATTTATCCTATACTTATCCTATATACTTATATTATATATATAGAATATTCTAAAACTCTTTAAACTCTTGCGATTAATATATTTTTATATTTTTAATACTATGATATATTTTAGATACATTAGATATATTCATATAACACAAGTTCATATAACACAAGTTCATAAATAATACAAAAATATCTCAATGTAATATAAATATAGATACAAATATAGATACATATATCTAGAATATATAGATACATATATCTAGAATATAAAAGGTAATAAATAGTAAATAATAAGTAATCAAAAATGCCACAAGCAGGATTATTAGAGTTAGTAGCTCATGGAATACAGGATATATATTTAATCGGAAATCCACAAATTACATTTTTTAAAACTGTTTATAAAAGACATACAAATTTTTCAATGGAAGCCTTTCAAAATAGTTATGACCAAAAACCAATATGGGGAGGCAGAACTACGTTTACTATATCAAGATATGCGGATTTAATATATACTATGTTGGTCGAACTAGATTTTCCAAAGATATATGCGCTGACCACTAGTGACCCCACTTGGGGTGGTCCAGCTAGTGATTTTAACATTGGACGGGGAAATATTAGTTGGGTCAATAATGCCGGGCATGCCGCTGTAACCTATTATGAGTTGAGGATAGGTAATAATGTTATTGATCGGCAATATAGTGAATGGATGGATATCTGGACTCAGCTCAGCCAGAGCGAATCTAAAAAGAGGGGTTTGGACTTAATGCTAAACCGTAATCCACAATTGGAATACAACTCTGGACCATTTACTACTTACACCCCAATGCAATTTTGGTTTTGTCGTAATATTGGTCTGGCGTTGCCTCTAGTTGCCCTACAGTATCATGATATTCAGTTTGAAGTAAATTTTCGCCCCCTAAATCAAATGTATACATTTGGCCCTAATAATTATTATACTGCTACTAGCGATGGTAGTAATGTATTGAAAGTATTTAAATTATATCCTAATACTCCTGAACTATATGAGACTGATATTAAGGGTAAAATTGTAGTATTTCCAGATGGTGGCAAATATTTCATAAATCCTACTACACAGAACTTTACAGGGCAAGATGGGTCTACTGGTAATCCATATTTAGTTAATATGGTTCAGTCGGTAACATCTGGATATACAAATTCTACTGTATATATAAAACCTAATGGTATATTGGATGAAACTAATTATCCTATTCCAAATATGACTGCTCTGAGACTATATATTGATTACATATATCTAGATACTATTGAACAGCGGGAATTTGCCAATGCTAAGCACCGTTATTTAATTGAACAATTGCAATATAATGGATCCGAAACAATAGTGCCTACTACGGAAACATATAGAAGTACTCTTAATTTCAATCTACCTATTAAAGAGATTTTTTGGGTAAATCAATTGAATAGTGTTTATTTAACTAATGACCTCTTTAATTATTCTAATACTGTAGATCCAATAGTACCACAAAATAATATTATTGCAAGTGCCCAGATATATATTAATGGTATAGAGAGGTTTAGTGTTAGGAATGGTGATTATTTCCGGATTATTCAACCTTATCAGAAACACACCAGATGTCCTAATGGATTTGTATATACTTATTCATTTAGCGTCAAGCCGGAAGACTACCAGCCAAGTGGTTGTAGTAATTTTTCAAAGATTGATACTAAAGAGTTGTTTTTAAATATGAATCCTAATACTGGTTCTCAGCAGTTGAGGGTTTATGCTTTGAACTATAATATATTGCGAATTATGAGTGGGATGGGTGGGATAGCTTTTAGTTCCTAGACAGGATTTAGAAAATCCCGTGCGCAAACTCTAGAGAGGCTAAAGCCTCTCAGTAGTTAACACATTTATTATGAGGATTTAGAAAAAGCCGCGCCAAAGCAGCTTTTTAGAAAAAAGCCGCGCCAAAGCAGCTTTTTAGAAAAAAGCCGCGCCAAAGCAGCTTTTTAGAAAAAAGCCGCGCCAAAAATACCCTTCGGGTAAGATCTTTAATAGTAGTACAAAGGATTCTTTATTTTAATTTTATTTTAATTTTTTTAGTTTATATCTAATTATATTATAATAGTTAAATTATATTAATTTATAAAATGAAATTTGGAAAAATATTGTGTAATATTATATTTATAATTATTTTAATACTTTTTACAGTAGGATATAATTTATCAATTATAAATGCTATTGTGAATATTAGTATAAGTGAAAGTTCTGGGAGTAGTACAAGTGTCCAAAAATATATTCTATATATTAATAATCTTGTTAATCAATCTACAATTAATAATGTAACTACTAATAATACTATAAATTATAGTGAATTTTCAAGTACAGTCGATACAATATTTATGGCAATTAAATATATATGCATTGGTATATCAAGTACTATAGGGCTAGGATTAATATTTTCAGTTTTTGGATGGAAAATATTTAGTAAAATATTATTTATATTATCATTAATATTAATGATTATAATATCAGTAATATTAATTATAATTATTAATATAAGCTTTATTAAAGATACAATAATTACTTTTGTAACTCAAAAAATACAATCTATATATAATCTACCAAATATTAATACTACTATAAATAATACAACTATAAACTATGAAACTGGGGGTATTTTAATATCAGTGGCATCGGCACTTATGCTTATTAATTATATTTTATATGCATTTATAGGGTAAAATATATGTATTTTAAATATATATATTATATTTTATATTATTTTATTTTATATTATTTTATATTATTTTATATTATTTTATATTATTTTATATTATTTTATTCTCGTTTTAATATTTTTGATCATTTATATTATTACTGTAATACATAATTATATCTAGGCACAATAATATTTATATAATCCATATAATTTCATATAAATCATGTCAAGTCCTCTAGAATTAATTAAACCTATCCTTTCTAAATTATCTTCAATATTTCCCAATACATATACTACCAATACAACAGACAACTCCAATATTAATAATGAAACAGTCACATCATCAGAAGATAATACCATAGATATCCAGAAAACATTTTCAAGTGAAAATATAAATATAACCCCAATTATTAAAACTATTCTAGAACTACATGCCGAATTTCCCAGCAATATACTAAATACTAAAGCCGGGCACAAATATAATGAACTAGAATTCTTCCAATCTAACCAAGATAGTAATGCTACCAATAATACAAAAACCAATTCCAACGCCTTGTTTGAAAAGTTTAACCGTACTCATACCCAATTAGGAAAGACTCTTCTCCAATCTATCATCCTAGAACCAACTATTAATGTATCTGGAATACTTAAACACCGGCAAGCAATAGCCATGTCATTCATGAAACATCCACAGCTAGCTGCAATTCGAAAGACTCTAGCAGAGTGTTCTAAACTGGAGCGCGATATTCTAGCTATGCAAATGACCGATACTCCAGAAATGGAAGAAGTATATAAAGTGGTTTTCTTCCAATTTAGAGGCCTCCAGAATTTCAATTACCATGAACTATTTTTAAAAGTATTCTATTATTTTATTATAATATTTAGTCCCATATATGGTATTGTAGGTCCATTTGTATTTATGTTAGCTCCATATGTATTTATGCGGTATGTATTCAAAATACCATTGCCTTTTGAAACATTTTTTTCTATATTAAAGAAAATGGTTCTAGGTGGTACAGGATTCTTTTCAAATCTAAATAAAATATTAAATAGCGGCATAGGAAAAGTTGCGGAGCAAATGATGACTGGGGGTGGTGCCGGTGGAGGAGAAGGGGGGTCTGACGGAATTAGTATTAAAAGTGTTGTAATATCAATGGTCAAATGGTTAGTGGCTTTTATGAATAGTTCTGGAGGTACCTATGTATATTTAGGATTTATAATATGTACCTATCTATATGGAATATATAACAGTATTCAGGTAAGTATTACCTATAATAAAATAATAAATATGTTTCATTCTAGACTCAATATAATATCGAAATGGTTGAAGGGTGCTGTCAATTTTTACAAAATGGGCCTAGGTTTTGACTTCCCCGAAATAGCTCCTCTAATCAGTCAAATGTCCTCATTAATGTCCAATCCTACTATTATAAATCTATTAAATCATGATACATTCAAGAGTGAACCTGGACTATTATCAAATAAAGGGATTATAATTAAAACATTTAGGGAATTTCTAGATATGAAAACCTTACTAGCACCATTCTGTAAATATATGGCTCATATTGATATCTGGACAGGGATTGGTAAGTGGCTACAAGAAGGCTATGGGGTTGATAGAACTATCTGTAGTTTTGCGGGCGGTGATTATGATAGTGATATTGATACTTCTAGCCCACCATTTGTCAAAGGTTCTAATGTTTGGAATATTTGTTGTGATGTACCCATCTATAATGATGTAGCCTTGGGTCAAGGTAAAGGTTCTATAGATAAATCAAATACCCATGCAAATCTACTTATAACTGGACCCAATGGATCTGGTAAATCGACCTATATTAAATCGGTAATTGAATGTATTTTACTAGGCCAAACCCTAGGAGTTGCCCCCGCAAAGGAATTTTCCTTTACACCATTTACAAATATTGCTACCTATTTAAATATACCTGATTGCCAAGGTAAGGAAAGCCTTTTTCAGGCGGAAATGAATAGATGTTATCAACAATTGGAAATGTTGAAGGGCGCCGAGCAAAAAGGCCAGTATAGTTTTAATATTATGGATGAGATATTTGTTTCAACTAATTATCAAGAAGGAATGAGCGGCGCCTATGCAGTTATAAAGAGGATGTGTAAGATGTCTAAATGCTTGAATATTATTACAACCCACTTTGATGTTTTGGCCGGAATGGATGAACTTAATGTTGCTAAACAATATTTTGATATTGAAATAGATGAACATGATAATATCAAAAGAGATTATAAGATTAAAAATGGTGTCAGTAAGAAACACTTAGCATTGAAATTGCTGAAAAAGAAGGGATTCGATGCATCTATTATCGAAGATGCTGAATACCTATATGACAAATTACAGAAAGATTCTAAGAAGGAAGTTGCGGAAGTTGCGGAAGTTGCTGAAGTTGCAGAGGAAGTTATAGAAGAAGTTATAGTTTCTGTTCCAGAAATGGTTCTGGAGAAGGATGATTCTGACATAGGTATTCCAGAAGTAATTATAAATAATGCTGAAATGGTTCTGGAGAAGGATGAATCTATAATAGATGTTCCAGATGTTCCAGATGTTCCAGAACTAATTTTAGATAATTTAGATGATTTAGAATAAAAGTAATATAAAAATATATCATTAAGAAAGTATATATAAATAAGAAAGTATATAAAAGATAGAATAAGTAATAATAAGTAATAATAATAAGAATGTCAAGTTTAAAACCATCAATATTAGTTAGTCCGGCATATACCACTAACAATATAGATAATCAACAGGCAGGATGGTATCAAGTTTCGCCGAATGCAGGAGAACTTGCCCTACGGGTAAATTATACTGATATCGGCATAAGTGGGGAAATAAGATTAAATGTTTTAGATACTCCTCCTAAATTTCAAGGTAATAATGGTTTTGAATGGGTTGACTTTAATTCAACACAAGGTCCAGAAGGTCCACCAGGTCAAAACTTTATTAATGCCGTCAATTTCAATAATCTATCTTCAAATACAGAGGTAAGTATTGAAGTACCTCTAGCTAGTATATTTGCTACTACTTATATTAATGTTGGTGAAAATTTAAGTAATGTTAATATTAGAAGTCTAGAAGGAGGAACATATGATATAAATAGTAATTTATCAACACCAAGTATTATTCTACAACAAAATAGTAATGTAATTACTATCTCAGCTCAACCTTTACCATATACCTGGGATTTTACAGAAGGTAAAAATACAGTCAGTTACTTAAAAAATATTAATTCCGGATGGGGTGAAAATTCAAGATGGGTAGTTCAAGAAGGATCCAATGTTCTCCAAGGTCAAGCGGTTAGATTAACTAAAGATTTATCAACAAGTAATATTGTTATTGTACCGGTTACATATTCATCATTAACATCATTTGTAAATCCTTTTACAGCACCTTTTAATATGTTAGGAATCGCAACTGAAAATGCTTCTGGTGGAGAATCTTGTATAGTTTGTACCAAGGGTATTACTACAGCTCTTTGTACAAGTAATATTACAACAGACTTTATTCTAACTACAGAAATTACAACTGTAGGTATAGATGGAATTGTAGGGAAAGATGGAGGTATATTTGCTACAACTAATATACCAACTGTAGATTATATCAGAGCAGGTTATTTTCTAGAAACATCCGCAGATATTAGTATCAATAATAAGATATTATTCTATGTAGATCCCAAGGTTCAGATTGGATAGTGACGAGAGGGGGAGGAATCATTGACACTCTGGATCAGAGCAACTCATATAAGGAGGACACCAACTACCACTTTTAGGACACTGTCGCCAATATCCAGAATAAGCAGGATAAAATCCATAAGGTCTCCAATTTCCCATTCCATTCCAATGATGGGAATTAGGTCTGTGAGTTTGCCAACCAACACCCCACCTAGGACCCCAGCGAGGATAAAAAGCTTCATTATAATTAGTGTAAATCATATAGATTAATACAACTATTGCTATTATAGATATTATATAAGATAAAAACATTCTGGAACAGTATTATTATTAGATTATTATTAGATTATAATTTGTGTTTGTATTATGATTTAATTATGATTGTATTATTATATATATTTTGATTAGATATTTTTTAGATATTTATAGTTTTATTATAGTATTAATATTTTATAGTTTTATAGTTTTGTTGTTTTATTTTTTAGATATTTTTTAGATATTTTTTAGATATTTTTTTTTTTTTTTTATTTTTATTATATTTTTATTATTTTATTTTTTTATTTTTTTATTTTTTTTATTTTTTTTTTAT